TGCCTTCCATGCCGTGCCTATCCGTGCCTATGCCGTGCCTACGACCCGATAGGCACGACCACCTTCGCCTCGAAAGCGAAGCCACGATTAAATTTCGTAAAGATTCGCGTTCTGGCTCAGCCGTCCATAGTCGCGGTGTCTAGGCTGGACTTTCGCCCCCTTAGGTTACGCGTAATGCCATTGCCTTACGGCCGACTGTCAACTAAGCGGCTAGGTTCTCAGGCTGGCAGGGGAAACGCGAGAGCCGACAGCCGGAGGCAATCACCGATGGCCACCTGCCGAGGCAAGGCGCCCTGCGTCCTGGACCTTCGCGCGGTGGGCTCGCCTGCGCTGGCGCCTGCGCCCTGCTCCGCCCTGCGACCGCTGGCGCTCGCCCGCTGGCTCGACGTGGGCGCGGTGGCCAGGGTATGGAGGCGAAACGCAGCGTGGCCACAGGATCGAAGACAGAAGTCGAAGCGCACGAGCGCAGCAGGGACTCCTACCCCTGTCGCGGCGGCGGTGGTGTCCGTGGCTGTTTCTCCTAAGCTCTTAGCTTTCTACCCCGCTGTCGGCGGCGGCGTGGCCATGGCAGTTTAGCCTAAGCGGTTAGGGTATGGACGTGGGTGGAGGAGTGTGGTAGGGGCGCGTGGGTTAGGTTAGAGTCTTGGGGCATGGGCGTCGAGGACACGTTAGTGGCGGTGGCGGTGGAGACGGTATCGAAGGTATTGGGGGACCGCGAGGCGGCGGTGGCGAAGGCGCGCGGGTTGACGGAGGAGCAGGCGCGAGCGAGGGCGGCGGCGTTGGTGAAGGCGCGTGGGGGCGCGAAGTGGAAGGGGTCGCGGGCGCGTCGGCGTCGGGCGGAGGCGTTGCAGGCGACGGCGGAGATGACGGCGGCGGTGGTGGCGGAGCAGATCCGGCGTGGGGCGTTGTTCGACCCGAGGGGGTTGTTTTACGCGGAGGACGGGGAGGAACTGTATACGCGGGACGGGCCGTTGCGGGAGGACGTGCTGGGGAATCTGAGTCCGGCCTGGGTGAAGGGGGAGGTGAAGCGGACGTGGTCGAAGGGGGATTTGAAGCCGATGTCGGCATTGACGGAGGCGGAAGCGCAGGCGATTACGTCGATTGAAGTGGTGATGAAAAATGCGGTGGCGGGGGATGGGCAGGTAGACCGGATTCTGAAGATACGACTGGCGCCGCGAGAAAAATACGTGGAGTTGGCGGCGCGGTATCACGGGATGTTGATTGATCGGTCGGAGACGACGATTAACGTGAACGTGGTGGGGGCGAAATTGGATGCGGCGCGGCGGCGGGCGGCGGGGTTGTTGCCGGATATCGAGGTCGTCGCGGAGAAGGGAGAGGGCGTATGAGACTGGGCAAGGGTGTGGAGCGGACCATCGACATGAAGGATGAGGCTGAAGCGGTGCCGGTCGAAGCGCCGGAAAAAGCGCCGGAACCGCAGGAAAAAGCGCCGGAAGAAGCGCAGGACACTGAAGCAGATGTCGCACTGCCGTTAGAAGAAGCAGCGGAGCCGGAGCCGGTCGGGTGAAGTCGGCGGCGGAGTTAGAGGACGACCTCGAAGAATTTGTCGGGCAGTTCTACGCGGACCCGTTGGGCTACGTGCGGGCGGCGTTTCCCTGGGGCGAGCCGGGGACGGTGCTGGAGCGGTATCGCGGGCCGCGCCGCTGGCAAGAGGAGTTCCTGGAGTGGCTGGGCGGCGAGATTCGGGCGCGGAAGTTCAACGGCATGGACGCGGTGAAGCCGATTCGCGCAGCCGTGAGCAGTGGTCACGGCGCGGGCAAAGGTGCGCTGACCGGGATGCTCGTGAACTTCCTGATGAGCACGCGGCGGGATGCCAAAGGGACCGTCACCGCGAACACCTCGACGCAGTTGGACGACAAGACGTGGGCGGCGATTCTATTCTGGAACAAGCTGTCCCTCACGTCGCACTGGTTTGAAGCGAATACGCAAATTCTGTTTCGGGTCGGGTCGCGGGAGTCGTGGCGCGTGACACCACAAACATGCGCGCCAGAAAACTCCGAAGCCTTTGCTGGACAGCACAGCGAAAGAAGCACCAGTTTCTACATCAACGACGAAGATTCCAATGTTCCCGAGGTCATCCACGAAGTCCAAGAGGGCGGGCTTGCCAAGGGAGAGCCGATGATTTTCCTGTTCGGGAACCCGACGCGGCGCCAGGGGTCGTTCTACGAAGCCGTGTTCGGGGAGCGGCGGCATCGCTATAAAAGCTGGGTCATTGATGTCCGGACCGTTGAGGGGCACAACGCCGGGTGGGTGCAGGAAATTGCGGACGACTATGGCGCCGATTCCGATGTCTTTCGTGTCCGTGTCGAGGGGATCCCGCCGAAGGCGGGGGACATTCAGTTCATCGACAGCGACCGGGTCGAGGCCGCGAAGTCCCGATCGATTGCCGTGCTGCCCGACGAACCCCTCATCGCCGGATGTGATTTGGCGTGGGGCGGGTCCGACTTCAACGTCGTGCGGTTCCGCCGAGGGATGGACGCGCGCACGGTGCCGCCGGTGCGGATTCCTGGGTCGCTGACGCGTGACCCCGCGATTTTGATTTCTCGACTGTCGGATGTGCTGAGCACGACCTACAATGGCCACCGCGTGGCGATGTTGTTTCTCGATTCCGCAGGCATTGCCGGGCCGGTCGCGGCGCGGTTGCGGGAATTGGGCTATCGGAACGTGCAGGAAATCAATTTCGGGGCGGACAGCCCTGACCCGACGAAAACGCGGTATTACCGCGATTTCATGTGGGACAAGCTCAAGATGTGGCTCTTGACGGCCGCGATTGGCACCGACCGCTGGCTGGTGCAAGACCTCCAGCAGCCGGGGATTCGACATGACCCGAAGCAACGGATTTGGCTTGAGAGCAAAGCCGACATAAAACGGCGCGGCGGACATTCGCCCGATGACGGGGACGCATTGGCACTCACGTTCGCCGCGCCGGTTCGTGCCCCGCGCCTCTTGCGGCTCGTGGAATCGCCGTTTGCGACCGAGGACGGCGAGATGGGCTGGATGGCGTGAGTGTCGAGGATGACGTGGCCCGGCTGATTGGCGAATCGCTCGCCGCGCATACCCGCATGTTGCAGGCGTCGAATGCCCGCGCCGAGGCACTCATCATCCAGAATGCACGGGAGGCACTCGCGGCGCTCCTCGCCGCCGTGCTGCTCGATCCGACACGGTCGTTGCCCGCCTGGACCGCCGTTCCGAAGCGCGAGCAGATCGCGATTTCGGATCGGATGCTGCCGTTCTACCACCAACTCGACGCCGAAGGGCTGGCCGAGGGGCTATGAGACAGGACACGTAGATGGCCATTCGTCGCCCAGGGCGCCGGGGATCGCTCACGCGGGAATACAAATCCTCGTCGCCGTTCATGGAACTGGCGCGCACCCGCTACACCACCGCCTGCGAGTTCGATGAAGGGCAGGACCGCCGCGAAATCGAGGATCTCAAGTTCTACAACGACGATCAGTGGCCCGAGGATGTGAAACGCCTCCGCGCCGGGCGCAATGCCGAAGGTGGCCTGCCACCGGTGCCCGCCCGCCCCTGTCTCACCATCAACAAAGTCAAAGCGCCGGTGCTTCGGGTCATGAACCAGGAGCGCCAGTCAGACCTTGGCATCGAAATCGTGCCCGCCGACGACTTCGAGTCGCTCACCGGCCCGATTGCCGACAAGGAAATCGAACTGCGCGAAGGGCTCGTGCGCCGCATCCAGCGCCAGAGCGAAGCGGCCGACGCGCGCTCCTGGGCATTCCAGCGCGGCGCTATCGCCGGGCGCGGCTACTACCGCGTGCTCACCCGCTACATGCCCGGCAAGACGATGCAGCAAGAGGTTGTCGTCGCCCGCATCTTCAACCAGGGCGCGGTCAAACTCGATCCGACGCATGAGCAGCCGGATGGGAGCGATGCTGACTGGGGCTTCATTGGCTCGTGGATGCCGTGGGAACGGTATTTGGCGACGTATCCGAAGGTGGAGAACGAAAATGGGAAAAAAATCAACAATCCCTTCAAAACGTACGACAACGATTCGGATTTCACGTCGCTGACGCAGCAATATCCGCAGTGGTTTCGCGCAGAACGTGGGCCGACCGGCGAAGTGCTCAAAGCGGTCTACGTCACCGAATACATCTACTGCGAGTACGAAAACCGCACGCTCCTGGAGTTCGCAGACGGCCATACCGCCTGGGAAGATGAAACCGACGAGGACATCGCCAGCGCCGCCACCGACTCCCGCTCGATTCCAGAGCGCAAGTTCACGCATTGCGTCATCGACGGCGTCCACATCCTGGAGCAGACGGAGTGGCCGATTCCGTATACCGGGATCATCAAGGTGCTGGGCGAGGAAGTGCAGCCCTACGACAACGAGCGGCGCGTCATCGGGATCGTGCGGCCGTCACGGGACTCACAGCAGGGCTTCAACGCGATGGTCAGCAAAATGGTCGAGGTCGTCGCGCTCGCGCCGATTCCCGCCATCATGCTCGCGGAAGGGCAGGACGAAGGCTTCCAGCACGAATACGC